ATGCCCATTTCACAATGTTATTGGACGCATCGGTAACAATCGAAGTGTCATCCCATGTGATAAACGCACTTTGCGCAACCGCCATGCCATCCGTTATAGCAGTCCCAGCCGAAATCAACGTGTCTTTCTTGAACGCGTTGGTGGTAAATTGCAATACGAGAATAACTACACCCGCAATGGTCAACAAAAGACCAAAAATAATCAGATTTCGGGCAAGTTTGTCCATTTATTCTCTACATTATTGTCGACAATAGGGACATGTGGCGTTCCGGTTGTATGTTCGCCATTTCTGGAAGCAATCCAAATGAATCTCGTGGAAACACTTGCTGCATTTCCACTTGTGTTCGCTTTCGGTTAGGTCCTCGTAGCAAATTGCGCACTCTTTATCATCTCGTTTGATTTCGTCAACCTTTGGCTGACCCACTCGATGTTGTATAAAGTACAGATGTTTGCATGTCTTTTGTCTTCGTATGAAATCCATACACGTACATGATACAGGATGCAGTGAAACGCGATAATTGTTAGTTAAACCCGCCACTAAATAGGTTTGATCAGGGTAAGAGTCCAATAGATAAATTCGCTGTGATAAAGCGCGTTGTTGTCGAATGTTCATTTCTATTCTCTCAAATGCTCAAACGAGCTTTCACCGAAGTATCCGATTTTAAATGCGAACAATGTGATCGATGTTTTTCATCCAAGCAACGTTTACAGACACACTGCCAATCGAAAACCGCGTGTACCAAGATTCACGTTCCAGAGCAACTCAGTTGCCCGTGTGGTGAAGTTTGGGTCGAAAAAACGGCACAAAACATTCTCAACTGGCGTCACCATGTTCGCAATTATGAGAAACGTGGATATTGTTACGGTTACATTCATTGCCGGAAATGCAACCAAAACATCAAATTCGAGTGCAAAACACGAGACACCCAAGTGTGTGCGGACTGTGTTCAACTGGAATCCAAATTAAGCAGAGAATCGTACCATCCGATACTGACGACTGGATTTGACCATCAAAAATACGACAAGGTGATGGGACCTCCATTGGCCTCACGTATCACGCGAAATGGGAATAAGCTACAAATTCGCGATGAATCGTATCGTGCATTCGAATACTTTTACCCTACGGTGAGTGGCGTGTCGGAAACCGTGGACGACCCGATCCTCACCGAATACAAAAAGAATTCGATGAGATTCTGCGTACACAGCCCAGCTTGGGCGGCTATTCGGAAACATTCACGTCATTGTCTACAATGCAAGTTTATGGCGTATACGGCAGATGTACCCATGCTCAAAGCCAACGAGGATTGTTTATACTGGTGTTACTTATCACCACAAAGTTACGTGATGAAGGATGACTACACTGGGTTTGTGGAGCAAAGCTTCGAGTTCCCGGACTTGTCAATTATGGACTTTTACAGGAGATCTCCAGTCGAATTCAAAGCCCAACTATTGAGGCTAACCACAGACGACATTTGGCGAAACACAAACGCTTGGAAATTCCTGAAATCATACTTGGGCGTATTTACCGAGTCAGTATTCATCACAGATCAAGAAACAGCATGTATGAATGACTACAAGAAGCGACTGAAAGGATACGAGGTCAAACTACCGCTGGGCAAACGCCAATTCTCCAGTCATCCGAGTGGTTCAATTGATCCTCTCTTGTCACACACGGGACCAATTCGTGTGGTCTGTTTGAATTCACGTTGGAATGTGGAGAAAGTGTCACACGAACGCTTAGCTGAAAATACGTTTTATTTCATTATGCGATATGTGGCCAAAACAGGGCGATCAGCTACAACGACTGGGAATCTGCTGGAGTTTTTTCGTCTATTTTCGCCTTCTTAGTGATATGCTGCACATCTTCAAGCGTGGCTGGTAAAAAATCCAACTTGAGTCCCTTTTCCGGTGTCTTTTTGAATCCAAACACACATAATTCTTCCACCACTTTCTGTTCGAGTTGCAATAGTGTTCCATCGTTGGTAAACACCTTGTCGGCCTTGATCTCTTGCACTTCCGACGCATGTACGTCCTTGCTTACGATGGATGGTCGAACAACCTTCCATATCTTGCCATTCAAGCTGCGGATTAACTCGGCTTCATCTTCAAATCGCACGTCGGAAATCACAATGCAAGTTGGAGTCCTATGCGAATTCAAATACAGTTTCATGCATTTCACCCAGAGTGATGATTCGTTCCCCAGGCATTCGGGTAGAAGCTCTTTGAAGCGATCACGAAACAGTTCGGTGCCTACAATTTGCATGAGTTTTCGAGGAGTGGTGCTCCAACGAGCATCTGGGGTTTCTTTGGCATCTCCGTGAAGTTGATCATCCGAGAGCATGAATATGTTCTTGCACGCCTCCTTGAGAAACATTGCAAAGTTGACGTGAACATACTTGTATCTGCGCCTGAGGATCAATGCAATGCTGTCTTTGCCATGAAACTTTTGTCCAGTGATTCCGATGATGGTATGCATCAGGGTTTCTTTTAGGGTGTTTTGCGGTGTGGGTGTAAACAAGAAATATATGCAGTTGGCCATTATTCGAGAAGTCACCGACTTTGACTTTCTGTGTTCGTTTGACGAGTTGACTCTTGATACTGCGGATGCAAGGCTCAGCACATTGCGACAGAAAGAGTATAATGCGCTGTTCACGGATAAAGCTATCACCGCATTTAAAAGCACGTTGAAATCCGTGGTCATATACTTTCGGGATAAACGAATTCATTTTGTTTCGATATTGCTTGGTCAAGTGTGCGCGCTGGGAAAAGGAACAAGGAATGAAGATGCTCTACAAAACATTTTTCTTCAAGTGTCGCAGAAAACGTGAACTGACTTTGTTGGCGGTAGATTTCAATGGCCAGTGGGTTTTTCATTTGTGTGAACTCCCTATTTGCTGTTGTTGTTAAATTTTGCCTGCTATATAAAATTTGTCGATACCTGTAGTAGGTTCCTACTGAATTTCTACGCGATTGACCTGGGACCAACCAGGTATGGATGCGGTAGAAATGTATGGCCAGTGGCGTTTCATTTTGTGTGAACTCCCTATTTGCTGTTGTTGTTAAATTTTGCTTGCCATTTAAAATCTGTCGATACCTGTACAGGGTCTCTACTAGAATTCTACAAGATTGACCTAGGTCCACCCGGTATGGATGCGGTGGAAATGCTTGGCCAGTTGGGTTTTCATTTGTGTGAACTCCCTATTTGCTGTTGTTGTTAAATCTTGCCTGCTATATAAAATTTGTCGATACCTGTAGTAGGTTCCTACTGAATTTCTACGCGATTGACCTAGGACCAACCAGGTATGGATGCGGTAGAAATGTATCCAGTGGCGTTTCATTTTGTGTGAACTCCCTATTTGCTGTTGTTGTTAAATTTTGCTTGCTATATAAAATCTGTCGATACCTGTACAGGGTTTCTACTAGAATTCTACAAGATTGACCTAGGTCCAACCCGGTATGGATGCGGTGGAAATGCTTGGCCAGTGGGGTTTTCATTTGTGTGAACTCCCCATTTGCTGTTGTTGTTAAATTTGTTTGTCTATTTAAACTTTGTTGATACCTGTATTGAAGTCCTACTAGAATTCTACAAGATTGACCTAGGGCCAACCAGCAGGTATGGATGCAGTAGATTTCAATGGCCAGTGGCGTTTCATTTTGTGTGAACTCCCTATTTGCTGTTGTTGTTAAATATGGACGCCTAGTCAAAATCTGTCGATACCTGTACTGTGTTACTACTAGAATTCTACAAGATTGACCTAGGGCCAACCAGGTATGGATGCAGTAGATTTCAATGGCCAGTGGGGTTTTCATTTGTGTGAACTCCCTATTTGCTGTTGTTGTTAAATTTTGATTGCTATATAAACTTTATTGATACCTGTACAGGGACTCTACGTGAATTCTACGAGATTGACCTAGGGCCATTCAAGTATGGATGCGGTGGAAATTTATGGCCAGTGGCGTATCATTTTGTGTGAACTCCCTATTTGCTGTAGCTGCGCCGACTGTGTTTGTTGTTAAATTTTGCTTGTTATATACAATCTGTCGATACCTGTACATGAATTCTACATGAATTCTACGAGATTGACCTTAGGGCCATTCAAGTATGGATGCGGTGGATTTCAATGGCCAGTGGCGTTTCATTTTGTGTGAACTCTTTCGAGCCATTCAATGCTTTTGTTTGTTGAACCCAAACGTATTTGTAAGTGTGCGCATGAATGTCGGTTGACGTTTCACTTCACATGAATCAATATTACACATTTCAGTAAGAAATGCATTGTAGTAAAACTGGCGATTTAAATATCTTCTTCCTTCCATATATTCATCTCTACCCACAAGTATTGATTGTAACGAGGATAATAGATCACAGTAGCAGTTGAACCAAATGGTGTATAATTTTAGTAAACGGCTTTCGTCCAGTTCTTTCAAATCATGCTCACGATGCGTGATTGGTTTTACGAACGGCAGCAAACATTGTGCAATTATGTCTGGCTCTGCGTCATTAATTGTATTATTTAACCACAATTTCGCATCAATTGAATCAACTTTAAGTTCACGTGTTTTCTGACTATTCACCCAAGATTTCAGATCTGCTTTAAACATGTCATGAAGCTTAGCTTCCATTTATTATCGTATGTTACAAATTACTAGTAGCTGGAAAGAATCGCCAGTTCATCTTTGGATATCAATTTTCTGTGCTTTTCAGGAATTTTTTTGTGGGCACCAAACGGTAATTCTTCAGATTCGATCATTTCGAAGAATGCTTTGGCGGCCACATTGTCAGGTGGTAACTTTCCATTCCCTTGCCGAAAGATATCATAGAGATACACATCTTCATTCGCGTATCTCGGCAGAAACTCAAACTCTTTCAACACTTCAATCATTTTTTGTCGCCGACGTAAAGACAAGCCTCCATTGCCTACACCACCTCTGATCCATGGAGCGCCCACATAATCATACTTGAAGAAATCTCGAATATTCACGGTCGACTTTTCAAATAAACATGAATCGGTTTGGAATATCAACAAAAATTCGGCTGGGATAATCTCGTAGAATTCAGGTAGAGTCATCAAGCAATTATATTCGACATGGGTCAAATTAGCGACGGGTAATTCAATGTAGTGAATCGTGTCTCCAAACGCTGCTCGCAGCATGTCACGGTTTTCGGAGCCATGATACACGTACACATCTGGAATCTTCTTCATCACATTCTTAATCACGGGAATTAAATTGCGATGCTGTCTGGGTTCCACAATCACAGCAATTAATTCTTTTTGTTCGTTGGTTTTGCTATGTAACCTTAAGCGGTTGCGGATTGGCACAAAGACTCGATGCGCTTCATCAACCGGAATACATGTGTTTGAACGTTTTCGCTCGGTCAAAATAACATGTCGAATGGCTAGAATGTTGACAACCAACAGTGCGATTAGAACCATCAAGTAGAACAGAGCAACCATTTTTTAATTATTGATGAAATTTCTTATTGTTTGAATGATCTTGATGCGAAGTTTGCCTTCATCCAGATTGCGGTGATGCGCTGCTATCGCAAACAAGAACAACAGTTCGGACGCGGCGACAAACCCTAGTAGAATTGCATTTTCCAGTAAAAGGTGACCCAGATCGGGGTAATCGATGCCAGGCACAGGTTCTCCTTTAGGTTTCGCACGTCTGGCGCGTACACGCATGATTACCCAAATGATTACAATTAGAATTCCACTGGAAAATACCAGAAGCAACACCAGTTGGACGGCTTGCTGTGTAATATAGTTGTTCTTGGATGTCACCTGTGCATCTTGCTTGGACAGATCCGGTGCCTCAACCTGTTCTAATGCCGCATGGAACACCTGCTGTGATACTGGATCCATCACCGAATTAATGTCTGAAAAGAAGGATTTGGTGACTCTATTAATATTGTCCTTGACAATTTTTTCTTCCACGCGCGTTGTGATGACAAAGAAATAGAACGTAAGAAACGAAGCAAAAAACATAATTGAAATAAACATGGAAATAAAAAACTCGGACACTCGAACGCCGACTGTGCGTTTGTCTTCAAACAGATCTTCAGGCAACCCATATTGGACCGCTTTGGGCATTTTTTAATGGGCAATCAAAAATCAAAATGGATGAAGATTCCGATCAACAGCGAAGTGGCGCTTCGACTTGACAGTGCTGCAAACTGGGGACTTCAGATGCACACGCTCTGGGATACCTTGCCGCCAAATTGCAAATATGCAGTCATGTTTGATGATTATCGTTCACGTGCCGATGTCAAGCAGTTAGTGGACAAGCTCTATGCGATTCAATTAGCGTTTGCAGTGAAAGCCAAAGGTGAATCCAGCTTTTGGGTGTCTACGAGCATTCAACTCGAAATCGACGAGTTTTCTTTTGTGATGATTGCCTGCAATCCAACGTACTACCGTGAATTGTTTGGAAACATGGAAATGGTAGTAGAGGCTAGAGTTGCCATAGAAAGTCTTGAGGCGATTCTAAGGTCGGACACCTAATCTCTAACCAAATTCTGTCTGTTCATGTTAAATGTGTTGATCAAAAGTTTCCGACTCCATTTCATCTTGCCTAAAGTCAAATCCTGTTTGTTCATCATTCTGGAGATAAACTCAATTGTGTATATACCACAATCATACCCATTCTTCTGTTTTAACACTGGCTGTATGAACTTGGCATAAACAAAATCTTTTTTGTACATTAGTTTGAACATGCGAATAACATCGTCTGTGTGACGCGTGTCATCACCAAGTGAATCGCAAACATAGACACACCCATATTTGCTCGACACCACATACAAAACCCAATGATTTCCATTCACATTAACTGGAATGTAAATCATGTCAATGCGTGTGCGCTGGTATTTTGAAATCCACCTCTGCATTTTGTTGAGTAAAAACGCATCGTCTTTTTTCTCAGCCATAATACTCAACATTTTAGGCAGAAAAAATGTATTGAGAATAATCCATGACGCATCTCTATATCCCAGTCCCAAACCACGCTCTTGCAGTTCAGCAAACATGTTGATAACATTATCATTTAGGTAGTTATCGCGTGTTTTGAGGTCGTCTAGTGCGGTTTTAAACTCTTGTGTTGAAATTAAGTTGTGATGTTTTTTCTCGTCCATATTTATTCATTATTGAGTTGTAATCACTTTTTGATTGGCATCCATCCTTTCTTAGCAATTTGACGTTTCACGAATGCGTTAATATCTTTTCCAGTGTACTTACGACACTGCATGGTAGGCGTGGCGCCCAATTTACCTTCCACTGTACAAATCGTGTTCTTCGCTCTATCGGCACGAATCGCCCAGAAAGATGTTCCATCCGTAAACTGTTTGTATCCGTTTAGGACCACTTTCGGTGGTGCGGTAGGCGCCGGTTCAATGGATCGTATTTTGGGTTTGATGAAATCCAGTAGTTTCTCGTAGGATCTTTCGCCTTCATGCATCGCTACAGTGTTTCCTTGAACACGCAAAAATGTGGGATAGGACGACACTCCGAATTTTTTCATGATGTGCGGACTCTGTTCAGCTTCATATTCTTCAAACTTTACAGACATGTCGTTCTTCAAGTTATCTTTCAGTTGATCCCAGGTTGGTCTAACCGTATGACAGTGTCCGCATTTACTCCAATGTAAGAATATAATGATTGGCTTGCCGGTTTCGGGTGCAGCATCACTACGTACAAACGCCACCAAGTTATCCACCGTACGTTCAGCTTGGAATTTCGTGGTTTTCCCATGATGAAACAGAAGAACGGTAGGATACGACAGTATATTGTATGTCTGCATGAGCGAATCCACAGGTTCGTTGTTTCGAGCAAATGATTGTACAATGGCTAAACCCGACTGCTTGATGATAGCTCTAGCCGAATTCCATATTGGCATGAAATGAATGCACGCTGGACAACCAGGTTTATGAAATAGAACTAACGTCGGTTTCTTCGGGTCGAGTTTAACTGTTCGACTCATTTATTATATGTGTCGTGTAACACAAATATAGAAAGTACAAATACGCCGATGGACCCAATACTCAGAATGGGTATAAAATATTGATTCTGATAGAGTAACGAAATGGCGATGATGCAGTACAATAGTGAAATTCCAAAAGAAATCAACATGATTTTGTTGCGTAATGCAACAGTGGCGGATGGCGGTTGGTGCGGATCATTTCGCGCGTGCACTGGAGTTCGAATGGAACGCACATCCAAATCCTCTGTCCATTGCGCTCTACGCATTTTATTTATTCAGATTTAAAGCAATGGTAATGAACTGCGGTGTAGACTACCCGTGCGACGTGAGCGCTATTGATGTCTTTCAGGTACAAAGTTTCGTGATCAAGGCCATCTCGTTTTATGATCCGTCCGTTATTACCTTTGGTAATTGAATAGAAATGTATATACGCTTTGTTAGGTTTGCATAATGGTTTCAATGTGGTCATAAATGTTTTATCTGGAGAGTCATTGTAATCCACGTGAATTATAATAAATGCTTCACTTAAGATCTTGCTTATAGCTGAATCACTGGTATATGTTGTAGCTTCACTTGATTTACTTGAGAACACATGAATGTCATACGTTGGTTGAATTAATACGAATGCTATGAGTATTCTAGGGTTAGAACCAGTAGCTCCTAGAACAATCGACGTGAGTAAGTGACTATTTTCTACAATCGGTCCGTCCAAGAATGGAAATTTGTGCGTGAATCCATATTCTGAACTATGCCCGATGCGAGGATGTGCTGAATACACGTCAATTGTTTCATTACGGTAATGGCTCAAGACATGTTCTGGATATTTATTTTTCGATTCATAAGCAATGTTTCCATTCTGTGGAACTTGACGACTGTACTGCACATCTTTTCTTTTGTCGGGTGCTGCTCCGCCCAATATGCTTTTGGTCTCATCTGTTAATAGGTTCCACAATGGAATTCTGTTTGAATCCGGTGGAACATCTCGTGGTTTAGATGGGCGATCGAGTTTTGGTCTCTGAGGTACGCTTGGAGGTCTATTAGGTACGCTTGGAGGTCTCTTAGCGCTTGGAATCCGATCTCCTGGTTCTCCTTCTCCTTCTACCTCACCTTCTGCAAACGTTCCCGCCGCAGTCTCGTGTTCAGTTCCAGATTCCTCAGTCGTATTCGTATCACCTGGTCCAGCAGCAGACATTTATTACTAGATATCTGATGAAAAATTTCCAGTCGATTTCTAGTCGAATTCTACTGGAGTTGTGTGAGGCTGGCTCGTAAGATTTCCGGTAGTTTATGTTTGGTTACACAGTCGAGCAGGTAATCCTCAATTTGCTTCATTCTATCGTTCACTTGTGACAAACGCAATAACAAAAGCAGAATGACAAACGCCAACAATAAGATTGCCCAATGCATTTTATTTATATCTCTCAAGGATGTCCACCAAACATGACTCCAAACATGGCCTTGACAGGTCGAGTGGCCTGGGTCTTGAGTGATTTCTTGTGAGTTCCATTATCGGTTCTGGCTTTTTTGCAGAAAGTAATGAACTCATCGGAAAGCATGTCCAGCGTCTTGCCCTGGTGGGGCAGACCCATAAAGTGCTTGAATGCGGCTTGAATAAACGTATCCGAGTAGGCCAACGGTGTGACGGAATCATCGACGACCAAGAACTTACCCTTCACCTCCAGATATGCGATTTGTCTGGACTCCATGAATGCGATCAATACCTTTTGGGCTTCATTTTTCTGTTCGGTAAGTTGTTGTTTGTTTTTGTTGGCGCCTGCATTTACGTCTGTACTCTGCACAAATCTTTCAAGAAATCCCAGAATTTCTGGTGGAGTATCGACTGGCAAACCGACGGATGCTGCGACATTGGCGACTTCCATTTTTGTTTGTTTTTTATTTATTGCGTGCGTTTCATGTGCTGTTCATGTGTGATTTTGTAATAATTATAAATGGATTTGAGTGTATCTACGTATTACAATCCAGTAAAAGTTCCTATGCCCTTCACATACACGCGAATGAACCCACCATTGTTTATCGCGAGTGGTGCCAGTATCGACATTGAAGCGTTTCTGATACAAAATAGCAAAGAATTTTATAAATTAGGTTGCCGAGCCGATGTTTCACACAGAACTGTTATGAATTGTGGAGTAACTCTTGGAGAATATAGTATGTTAAAGTCGATGGATGCAAATCTTAAGCGAATCAAAAAGTCAAAGCCCAACTAATGGACGCCGCTCCAGTCGTACCCCAACATCCACCGCCGGCCAAGAAAAACCGCCGACCACCCTCCACACTGGAGCTCAACAAAGACTCGATCTTACGCCCAGACCGACCGGATATTGTCATTCCTGATGTATCGCAAATCATCGATCAATTTCAAAAGGAAATGGATGAATTGAAGCAAAAGAGCGTGACCTTGCTGCGAACTACGGTCGAACAATTCGAGCAAGTCCGAATACTGGTACTTTCACAAGAACGTGAAACACGCATCAACGTGGAAAAGGCGAAAGCATTCAAACGCAAGGTTCAAGCTCTTTTGCAGGAGGAGGATCCGCAATCACCACGAAATCTTCCATAGGAAACTTGAGGATTCGAATTTCGGTCTGTAAAAGTTCAATTTGTTTTTCTTGCATTTTTACGATTCGATTGATTTTGTTATCTTGCATTATATCTTTAGCCCAGTAAGCGCAACAATACGCACCCCATGCAAACTGCCATCCAAACTTCCACATCAATGCGTAGCTCATTTTTCTACATTTGCGTTCGAGTGTAAATAGATAATGCATCCACCCGAAATCACCGTCAATCCAATAAGAACCACCGAAAGCCCCATAAGTGTGTCCTGGAAAAGCGCTGATTGCTGAAAATTTACAACTAGGACAATCGACATGACGCCCACCAGCACGCAAAACACAAATAATGCATACAATATCAAAAGTGGAACAAGCGGAATTCGAATCATTTTATATATAGTGAAAATCGTTACAAAGATCGCACATAGTTCCAGTCGAATCCTTCGAGATCTCCCTTCTTTTGTAACCGCTCGCAAGCATGTTGTATTCTGCGGTCTTCCCGGCGGTGTACAGATCGGGTCTTATGGCATTCGAATAGTTCGCTTTGAGCCACATCGCCCTCCATAATCAAGAACACGCGAGTGAGGAATTGCATAAAATTGCGAGTGATAAACTTGAGCGCGCTGGTCATGGTTTTGAGTGTTTTGAGGTTGGGTGATAACTGCTTTTTGCTGACCGACTCTTTGACGGCATTGATAAACAGGTGAAAACGTTTCATCAACCGTTGAATGATATCGTTGGAAAAGCTGGGAATCGCATCGTCTCCATTTCGTTTGAGAATCATGGAGATGCGTAGTGACATCCAAACGTATTCCTTTAGACCTTTCTTGCGTAAAATCATGCCGATGGGTGTGGGCTGGATTTTGCTGCCCGATGCAATATGTACGCGTGATAATTCGCAGAGAATAATTTCCAATACGCGTGGCGGCGGATCTGGAACGGTTTCACTAAACTGCGAGATGAAACCTTCAAACATGAGTGGTTTGGGGTACAACGCATCGTCCGAACTGTCAATGTTTCCAGCCGATGTGAACTTCGTATGATTCAGGTGTGTGTCTTGCGCAAAGTAATCCACATCCACATGATCGGTGGCCATGTTCAGTAACTTCCATGTTTTGCGACATTTGGGGCATACCATCAGTGACTCTTCCGCCTTCATCGTCAACTCTTCCTTGCATGTAGTGCACAAGTCGGTCTGAATAAACACGGGGACGGTTTTCTCCTTGTGAAATAGCACCAGTGCTAACGCTTCACGTTTTTGGTTTACATTTGGATCCGACGATTCGGTTTGCGTAATGAGTGGAACAGCACGCTCGTAGAATGCTTTGGCATCACACCCTGTATCGATATCGGAAATTTTTCGTTTTAAGTTGCGCACTTCGGTTTGCAGGTTGAAGAACTCGCGAATACTGCTTGCTCCTTTACACTGTTTCATTCGAGCTTCCAAAGCTTGTAGTTGTGACTCGTGTTGGGGTAACATTGCTCGCTGGGTTTGCAGTTCAGAATATGTTCGTTTCACGTGATTCAAGGCGTTTTCAGATTCACGTTCTTTGGCCATCATGGCTTTACGGTCTTCTTCGCGTTTTCGACTGCCGTACATTATTTATTTGGGTTGTATTGGATGATTTATGAAGAAGAGAGTGCGTGACCTCTCCCAGTACCAGAAAAATCAAGTATGCAATTATACCCACCACGAACGTAGCAATGATGATAGGAATGTTGGGGTTTGAATTCTTGATTCCTAGTACCTTCTGGTTTAAACCTCTGGCGTTTCGTTCGGCTTCTACGTTCAGTGGTCTTTTCATTTTAGCGATTTTTTCTGAATATAAGGAACCCGCCGCTCCACACAGAATGGGTTCATCAAATTGCGACAGTGTATCATCCCAAGTTTTGCAGTTGGGGAGGCTGGGCCTGAGTGTGCGTATTTCAAACACGAGCAATTTGACCGTGTGGATCAGATCAAGCAATTCCAAGAATCCTTCCGATTGCTCGTAGAGGGTATTGGAAGGTGCATAGAGAAAACTTTGGCATTTCTGAATTTTTTCCTTGAGCGTGGCCATGGGGCTGTACGCCTCGGATATCTTATTGGATTGGACCGTATCCGCCATGGCAAAAATAAGTTGTTGAAGCACTTGTGCACTGGAAATAAGACTTTTATTCTGATTGGGGTAGGATGACAATATTCCAATACACGAGTTGAGTGGCTTGCTAAAGTGTGATTTTCTGACAATAGAAAAATCCAAATTTTTGATATTGTAACTGCTGGGAGCTCTAGTCGGATCCAGTGGAAAATCAGCGTGAATAAAGTCAGTTTTGGTGTATATTTGCTGGACGTTCATAGACACTTGTAACTGCAAGCGGACACCTGTGTAGCCTGACGTTTGAGGTAAATCCAGCTGGAAATTGAATGGAAAATATATACCATTTGTACCCAATGTGCCAAACAACGAATTCAACAGTTGAATATTGGTGGTAAACAAGTCATCACTGTCGGATCCTTTTGATTGCAAGTAGTATGCATTGTCAATCCACGTATTGGGTGAAGTCGGATCTCCGTTGGTAATAAGCGGTGTTTGGTTGTGCAATTCGCGACCAGCCACGTAGTTTTCCACCGTATTACTAGTGGTGCGCAAAATGTACGTACCGGTAAGGAATATCTTAACAATATCCGCACCAATCGGTGTGAAAAAGTCAGTGGGGTATGTGTTTCCATTGTAAGTAAAAGTGATGCCAGAGGCAATCCAATCGGCAGGCGACAAGTTTACTTCTACCGATGGGTTGGCAGACAGGTAATCTAGAAACGCCTTTTCGGTGGCGATTGGCGCGCCGGTGGAATCGACTAGATTATAGGCAAACGCTCGCCATGGACGGCGCAGGCTGTTGGTGATAGCGGGCGTCATATCCGCGTTCTTAAAATTGGGCATTCCAATGAGCATACCTACTATCGTTGGATAGTTGATTGAGCATTCCACCGTAGTATTGTATGTAATAAACCAGTTGGACTGCCTGATGAGTGCAATGGAACGCGTTTGGTCCAACTGCCACGTGTACGGAGGCGAAAAAGGAGCGGTAGTGTCTGTCATTTATTGTTCTAGTATATAAATAGAAAATGGGTAATGCCGGTGGTGGTGCTATGTTGGCGCAACAAATCATCAATGCGGCAAATGGGTCATCGATCGCTGTCAATCTTGCAGTCCGAACATATCCAGTGTACACATTCAAATGGATATTGGGAGTTCCAGGGGATATTCTATGTGACATAAACAACGGAAGACGGTCTTCTACTCCATCGCTGACCACCTCAAGCTATAACGTAGATGGAAGTTTTGTGTCATCATGGACCGAATTAAATACGGCATTTGATTTCACCACCAACTCTACGGCGACCATTGACTGTGACGCAACGACCAGCGAAAGTTTGATTTATGTAAATATCAACTATCCAAGGCTGTTTGGAAGCACTTCTAGCACAGGTGCGTTGACCGAAGCAAGTTTGGCATCAATCACTGCCAGAATCACAAGTCTAGTGAAAAGTCCATGGGCGTGGAATCCTCCTGGAGGTTTATTCTCGCTGCGAGGTCCACCTGCTGCTGGAACCAACTTGACGTATTCCGGTGGAGACCTAACAAACGTTTTCGGCACTGCTGAACCTGTATTTTCGTCACTTGGAAGTTCGTGGTCCAATTGGACATGGACAATATCAAATGGTTCCAACGGCTGGAACAATATTACACAAGACATGATCACAGGGAATCCTAGTATATGGAGCCGGGTCAGTGGAACAACATACAAATGGAACATGAGCGGTGCAATCACTTGGAATCAACTGGAAAGTGTAATATTCAATACAGGCAATTTTCCAACGTGTGAGTTGTATCGAGACTGGTCGAAATGGGGAACGAAATCAGCAGCAGGATTTTCCTTACCTGATGGTTGTGTAAAAACCAATTGTGGACTCACAACAGGAATAAGTACTGCTAAATATCCAGATGCAATATCACTGCAGAACACAAAAGTGTATACATGCAACACTGGATCGTGGGGCTACGGGCGTTGGGGCATAGATTGGTCAGTGGATGGCTATGTTATGGGAACTAATCAACAATACGCATTCACGTATTTAAAAGACATATACGATGCGTTCGACGGGTTTTCCAGTGGAAGCGATTCGGCTCTAACGACTGGAGCCAATAAATTTCCAGGTGCAATTCGAATCGTAATCGACATGGGTCTATACACCAACGTCCAGACGACCGGTCGTGCACAGCCAATTACACTGGAAGGAAAAACGTTGAGAGACTCGTGGTTGGACTCAACATATGGAAACTCGTTTAATAGTAAGGTTGGAATCGTCAAGAGTTCGGATGGGACTTCATTTTCGTTTACAGTGTCCGATTATGCAGATACTCTTTCAAACATTACTGCCGTGTCGGAATTGCTTTTTGCCCTGCAGAGAAAGTTCACGATTCCAGTCGACTTCACAAAGTTACCGAAAAACATTGGTTCCATTCCAAACTTGGCGCTGCGGTGGTCCGTTGATATATACATTCTGAATGGAGGTATACATATTGCGGTTCCCCCTACGTATATTCCGTTTTTTAATGTTTTGGGTTCTGCTGGGTTTACACCAGATACCACGTGGCACGACATTGATTGGTCGAGCAGTCAAGGTAACAATTTGACCACGGACGAAATCGTGACAGTGTGTCAGGCAGTGAACGGTGCATCGAGCATACCAACGGGATACATTTATGGAACATGTGGAGCATCATCTTTGACTGCATATGAAACCAATGCTTCAACAATTTACCATGAAGTCACCCAATTTTCAAATCAGTTTGCCGTGGTAAAAAGTACTGCAGCCGGCGCGATATCCAAGATTTCAACACTGATTGGAACCATCAAAGGTAGTAATACTGTCTACTACAACATACTCACGGATGCACAACGAAAAACACTTACCAATCTGCAGAATCAGCTGCCCAATTTACAGGCTGTATTTACGTCAGCATCGGCCACACTCAATCAACTAAATGCATCTCTGTTCACCAATACGAATCAACTGTCGGGTGCCGCTGTGTCCGCTCTAACGTGTCAAACTCAAACCACCGTATCAGATATAGAAAACTTGAACGATGCGGTACAAGCAGCCTATAAACAAATTACTGATCTGTTTACTGAGGTGAAAACTTCGTTCGCAGATTTAAAAATACCCATTGAGTCGGGTATTCCTGACATCAGCACGTCACTTGCATCCATTCAGCAACGTTTGGTTGATTTAGCGGCTGGAATTGCACCGTTGGGAAATTCGGCTTGCTTGCTAAATCCAAACAGTTGCGGGGGTTCGGGTGGGACTGGAGGTGGAACTGGAGCAGACACAACTACCAAGACAGACACACCCAATCCAAAAGCCAAGTCAAACATTACGATGTATGTCGGTATCATTGTTGGCGTATTGTTAGTGGGTGGTTTGGTTTACTGGTTTTACTTTCGCAAACCTGCTGTTGCGCCTGCTCCGACTGTCGTTTACATGACCGCTCCTCCCGCTCCAGTCGTTGCTAGTCCCGCTCCAGTCGTCGTTGCCACTCCCACCGTTGCCACTCCTGTCGCCACTCCTGTCGCCACTCCCGCTCCAGTCGCTGTTCGTGCCACATGAAAATGATGAATAAACTGGATATTATAAAATGCCAACCCTGGAACCAACTACCCATAAAGCACTTTTGTACACCAGCATTGGTGTTGGAGGTGCTGCTGCCATCGCCTCATTCTCTGTCTGGTGGTTTGACAAGTTTTGGAGAATTGTCATTGCATGCTCATTGGCGGGTGTTGTCTTACTGGCCATCACGTCAGTGTTGCTGTTGACCTTGTATGTGAAACCAGCAAACACCAACCAAACTGGAGTCATGAAACGCACAGCCGGAACTCAGCTGGTCACTAACGTAAACAACAAGGTCGTTCCAGGCGCTACATATCGAATCCAAACCATAACCGGCGGATTATTTCTTACGATAAACCCATTGGCAGACTCGGTCTATCAATTGGGCACCACCTCGGATGCAAACAGTGCTGCTCAATTCGTGTTCGAACCCGTGGGACAAGTGAATGAATTAACAGTACGACCCGCCATATTTTACTATTGTTACACCGTAGTGAACGGTGTGAAATACTATGCTACCACCGTTAGATACGATAAGAATCTTGATGCATACACGACCGCAGAAGTGGAAGATACGTTCATGTATTTCAGACCCAGACAGACATCCACCGATCCAGCCATTCGCGACACACAGTTCCGCATGTGGCCTTATCGAGTTCTACCGGAATTCGAATGGGTCTACAACCGCACATACGAAGTGCAAGTGACGGATGAAATCTACTTGTCTTTCTACAAATACATCTCAATGAACCAAGGTTGTACGCTTTATCAAGGTTCCATCAACTATGACCACACGCAATTTTCCCTGTTTCAATTGATATAAATAAATGAATCCGCGATTTGTGTGGATTTTAGTGTCAATATTCGCAGTAACCATCATCGCACTGTCTGTGTTGCTACCATTATACTTCCTGAAGTGGAAAGCATCGACTTCAAAGGGTTTGGCGGCTGGCAGTGGCCCTCTGATTGTGTCTGAAATTCAAGTGCCATGGTTTTATCCCTACTTTTTCACCAATAGTACCGACACCAATGATACAACCATGATTCAATTTGCAACGGATGCGAATGGCCAAGTGGGTATAATTGACGCGAACGGATATATGACTAGCATCAACGGCGCAATAAGCAGAACAAATATTAAACAGATAACGACACCATCCAATATGTTAACGTTTTTCAGCAAGAATTCGCCGGGAGTGGCACTGGCTACGGTATCTGAACTGCAAGCACGAATTCGAGCGTTGAAAAGTATAGACTTGTTACTGCCTGTCACCAACACATCTTCAAATGGCTCGTTCTGCCTTTCGGACGATCGAACGAGATTGTTTCTTATAAAGATTGACGAGACTGGGGCACAGGTGCCAGTGGCCAACGTAGTCCCTACGTACGATACCACCAAAATTCCCAACACGTGTTTTGTAACCGGATATTCTAACTATAATATAACCGATTATATCGACACACAGGCATACAATACTGTATTTGGTCCTGTTGTGAATGGGATTGGAAATACGATTGGCACCAGGTATGCTGGACCAAACCCCAACAGTTTGTTATCTAATGTGTACTTCATATATCGTGTTCCATTTCTATTCATGGCGTCGCTATTTGTGGGAAGGACAACAAATCTAACCAATGGTGCACTGACGTTCAACAAAATGATTCCAATGGAAATCATCACAAACTCGGGTGTGTTTCTACCGAATTGGTCATTGGCTACACTGACTGAGGCGAACACTGTGCTGGAAACCAACTCGTATTATTGTTATGATGTGAATCCCACGACGTTCTATATTACAGTTCAGGCGCAAAGAAATCAGCTTGAGGCGACATCAAATTCGTCCATGGTGGCCACGAGTTTTCAAAAACAAAGCACGCGAGTTGGAACCGACTCTATTATAAAGTTAAGCACATTCACAGGATATCACGAAAATTGTTCTATTGGAGTGTATTGGATGGTCAAATATACAGGAACAACTGCACTTACCGACATACCCAAAATAACAGATGTCATGAACTTGTCAGTTAGTCTAGGATTAATGGGTTCGCTATCACCCGCTACAGAGCAGCAAATTGCTAGCCAACCTGAAATCAACCCACCAACAACAAGCACTGACCAACAAACTAACATGACGGCTACAACCAATGCTTCGGGTGAAATGGAATTTTCAAAACCAAAATCAAAAACGTTTATTGACCAATATGGATTATATTTGTATATCGCCACAGGCGTGGTGGGCTCAATACTTGTGATTGCCTTGATTTGGTACTGGAAGCTGCGAAAACCGCAAGCGGGAGCCCCAGTAGAAACTCCAGTCGCAACTCCAGTGCAAGCTCCAGTTGCCTAGGGTTCCGCCCACTTGTTTTCAGCGCGAACTGCGGCTTCTTCTTCTGGTGTAAAGTCATTGACAATGTTGAATTCGGCTCGGATTTGTTCGGGTGATTTGCCTTGAATCATGCTGGCCGTCTTGGCACAACACAAATTCAACAGGGGTTGAATGTCCATAAAGTTGGACGCTTCAATGACCGAGAACAGCAATGGGTTTGGAATATTCGTGTACTCCACGTCCCACGGATCCTGAATATTCTTGGCGAACTCAGGATATTCCAGTGGCTTCTTGATCTCTCCACACGGCTTGGATTCGTGATACTCCAAGTATTCAACCACTTTGGCCAGCACCGTCGAAGTCACTTGCGGCACATCAAATAGGTTGGCACTGGCATCGCTCTCTGCGCTGGCCTTGATGAATCCAGACAGAAACGCAGCCTTGCTCGAAAGCTTGAAGATCACACCATCCGATGATTTGAGTGACACGATGGGAGCCACGTCCAATCCAAAATCAGTTTCCATGTCTTTTGTTTCTGCGAGCGCTGCCATGGGGTGATGAATGAATGACTCCGTAGAATCCCAGTAGAATACAAGTAGAATTCATTTGGAGACTTAAAATTTTCTGAATCTTGGTTTAATAAATGAGTGGCCCGTATATACTGATTTTCAGGTCGCGGACTCTTAAGCAATATCTGGACAGAACTTTATCAATAAACGGTTTAAACTTCACAGATAAACAATTTGCGTTTGGAGAGCCATATGGTGTATTTTCAAGTTTGTGGACTTGCAAAGAATATCTGAATGAATGGATGTCAAAATCTCAAATAGGAAGTGTACTCAAAGCCTTGTCAGAAACCACAGATGATATTGAAAACCTTCAAAGACAAATTATATTTTTTGTTAATGATTTGGATGGGAAACTATTTACATTTGTTTCTGTAAAAAATTTATTAAGCCCAAAAGATGATAAGTTCGGTGTTAAAAACATCACTAAACCTGCAAAAACACTTTACAGAAATAACCCGTATTTAATAAGCATAACTAAGTATACATTTAAAGTATTGAACGACAAAGAAGAACCAGACACAGACAGTAAAATATATGTGGCGTATTTGGATAAAGGATGTGGAAATTGGATGGAAGGTAGGTGCAAGGAAAGAAACGATTTATATAAGAATTGATAAAACACTCACAGAATTCAAAGTGGTTACCAGCAGAGTTCGACTGGAAACCTGCTTGATTTGCGAGGCATGCTGAGCGGTGCACGATTCGCCGATTTGCATGCCCATGGGTTTCATGCCATTGGCAAAATCGTAGACCACGAATCCACCTCGGCCGTTCATGTCCAGCGGCTGTGAGACAAACAGCATGTTCTGCCAGTAGGCCATTCGATCACCAAAGAGACTGGGGAATTTCGGATCGGCAGTTCCGCCAGGAATTTGAAACATTTCTATTAAAACTTCGGGGTTGGTTTTGTCCACAATTCGGATCTGGTCATTATGTGCTTCACCGAGTGCCAGTCGATTCTCGTCGATAATTGTGACGGTAGTCAGCGGTGTATTCATGAGCCAAACAGCATCCTCTGTCCATTCGCCTTGTAGATTTTTACTCCAGTGAGAAAGGCCTTCGGCGGACACGGCCCAAACATGTTCGTCAAACGCCACACTCATGAGCATTTTGGGTAACACGAGCACTTCTGTCCATCGCATGTCGACCAGTTCGTAAATCAGTGTTTGACATTCGGATTGATCTGTGATAAACAGTGTATCATGTAGTGTATCCAATATGTAAAAACTGGACGGTAGTATCAAATTAACTGAAAAAACGTACGTATTAACGGCATACGTGAATATGGATATGTTGACTTTGCTTTGAATAAACAAGTAATGATCAGAAAGAACGACATTGCATCCAAAATCTTCTTCTTTGGATTCCAATTCTTGCGGAGGTTGATTAATATCGTGATAAACATAGACCGTGCGGATTCCAGGTGCACCCACGGCCACGATAGAGTTGTGCGTGTCTAACGAATAGCCGAATTGAGCATCACTTGGAATTCCACTGGGCTTCAAGCAGTTCTCTTGGACTTTCCATTCGTCAAAGAATATACGTGTCTCTACCACTGGTTCGTATGTGACTGGCATTTGGAATTTCGGTGGCTTTAACCACTGCTTAATCGCGTTGTCCACATCGAAATCGGATGAAACTTCGATATCTTTGGTGGCGGTGGTGTTGTTGATCTGTGGTTTCTGGTCGATTTCTGCGCGAATCTCTTGGATTTCACTAGGTGGACTGTGTTGTTTGTTGAACACACCAATCTGCCACAAAATGATGAATATGACGGCCAGTACCATAATACCAACAACACACCATATGACCCACGATAATGTGCTCATGGTGTTTTATACATCAGAGACAACTGAATACTTCGTCTGATATTTTGTGTGTGATACGTGTAGAATAAATGAGTTGGAATGAGATGGAACTGCTATGGGACGTTAAGGAAAAAAAGATATTGAAGTATGAGGGTGTGGGCCGTCGAACGCACGATTACTATTCTGTGGGTGAAGCACTAATCGATATGAAGAAAACTTTGAATACAAAACAAAAATTAGTGTGTATAGTGTTCTCTCATAACCGAAATCAGTGGCGTCTGTTATATAACTTTGTGGATTCTGACTATCCGAACGAAATTTACAAGATCTACACCAATGGAGAAGCTGCTCCAGTGATTGTCAAAAAGAGATAAATAAACAAATGCCCTTTGCTGCCGACGTTGAACGTTTTTCACGCAAGATCCCTCGATGGGCCATCATAATCATTGCATTTGTAGGGTTGTTGATTGCGTCGGTTCCGTCCAACATTGCTTGGTATCACACGACCGGCACAAACTCCAACCTGAGTTTTCCAGCAGTATTTGGAATATCCATGTTTTTTGTCATCATTGAATATCTAATTGTATTGCCCTCGAATCAGCTGGCAGGCACCAAACTCAGTTTGGTCGAAGTGAATGTCATCGAGTTTGTCACTCTCACTATGGGATCGCTATTCTACTTGATCGTCATCCGAAAACAACGCCCGGATTGGCGACACTACACTGGTTTGATCCTGGCTGCGGTGGGTGGAGGCATTGGATTATCGTGATGTTTTTATTCGTCACAACATCACTAAATAAATGGAAACCTGGATCTATGTAGTGATCATCATTGGTGTTGTGCTGGTTGCCGGCCTTGTATGTGTGGTGCTGTGGAGAACGGGTACGTTTAACAAAGCCCAGTCGAATTCTAGTATACCCGCGGCTGGAAGTTCGATTGGAAACAACTACAACCCGTGTGTGGCAAATGTCACGGTCACATTGGATTCAGAAATCACGGACCTGCCAGAAGCCACTCAACCCGGTGTATCATTCAATTCGAATTCCAGCACACTCATGATGGCATACAATCCGAATGGAAAGGCGGCTAGTTCCATCATCGAACAGTACTTGGAAGGAACGGCTACACAAATTGCGTTGAATGTGCCTGGGCTTATTTTGCAACCCAGATCGATTGCTGCCTTGGGTCCGTTTTTGGCCGCTTATGCAGTCACGCAAAGTACAGATGGAACGCTGAATTATTCGACTGGAAGCACCAAGGGTTCGGCGTTGACGGATTATGGCACGTATGTAATTGTCGATTCTTTCCCGCCGAATGGGGCTAGAACGTTAAACAACTTGTTACCCGCAATGTCGAATGAAACCCCAGAGCTTCTCACAGAATTCGACGGGTACTTGTACATTGCATGGTTTGATCGTGGAACGACCAACACTACGGTTCGTTCGTATACACTGGGAACGAATGGGTTGCCTAGTTTACCACAAGAAGAATTTGTGCTCCAGTCGACTCGACCATACGCCTGGAATGTTCGTGGAAAGACCATGGTCATATCGGCCAATAATGTGATTTTGACGTACCAACAGGACAAAACCACTAAGAAATGGAGTGTTCTGAATTTGTCGTTACCCATATTTGCCACGTCGGTGCAGCTGAGCTACGATCAGTATTACTTGGCAGCCAATAGTGGTACTGGATCGGTGAGTCTTTATTCGCGAACGGATTTGTCTTCCACGTTTACGTTCTTGAATTCAGTGACGGATGAAACGATCGGAAACAGTATGACGTTCATCAGCAATCAACCGGGACTTTTAATTAGTTGTGGAAGTGGAAGTCCCAAATACCTTTCGTGTACCGTGGGTGCACAACTGACGACTTGGAGCGGCGACACTGCAGCAGCACCAGCCAATTTCGTAGGTGGTGGTGTGCTCCAAACGATTTCTGGCACCATTTATGATTCATTCTATATCATGACTAATAGCACAAACACTGTTAGGCATTATGTCGAGTGTCATTGATTAGAATAAAACAAAGGGTTTTGTCGATTAGAATAAAACAAATGGCTTTGGAACGTGTGATTAGTTTATTATGGTCTAGAAGATACATGTTTGAATTCATGATTGAGTCTAGCAAGCCAGATCATTTACTAGATGTACCCAGGTGTCTAGCCAATAGCATAATCAGCACGTATAAAGAACCAGGTCAAATTCGAACAATTACACGCGTTTTAAAGTTAATGTATGATTGTATATATGACAAGCATACTGTCTAGCAATGTTTATAGGAAGAGTACTAGGGATGGCGCAGTGATGCTCCTTCATACATTGTACACTGAAAAGTTTAGACGTGTTGCTATAACCAATGTAGAATGTTGTAAATATGCACCAAACGTTACAATCATTGATCCAAGACATGGATTCATGTTTATAATTGAAAACGACTTGTGGAAAGTAGTTTGGGACAAAACGTTTCCTGTAAATACTGATTACAACTGGGATACTGGTAGATTATTTCGGAAAGACGGTAGTGACGAGTTGGATTTAAGTTTATCCAAAGCCATAGTGGTGATGTGCTGTGTTGGCGCAACAATAATTGTTGTCTAGATATAAGAAATGCCACCAAAAAGACAACGTACCAAGCGTTTATATGAGACATCAATATCTGTAACGTCGTGTTCAGACATGCATCATTGTCCTCATGATTGGGTCTGGTTTTTCAGAGTTGCTTACATGTCTGATCAAGTGAAATTCTTGCGAATGGATACGACTGTGGGCGAGATGAGAGAGTTTGCCGTAAATACAAGTCCAGAATACAAAGAGACACAAACAGCTCCTGTTGAATACACGTTTCGTTTTCAATATGCGAAAGGACATTCACCATATATTATACTTTCAAAAACACATGTATCACTGGTTTCAGATAAAGAGCACGAAGAGCAGAGACGGTGGTCCATAGAGCATGGTTTAAAACAAACAATGTTTGAGCATTATGAGATGGATTCGAAAGGAGCAATGCGTCATAAAAACAGTTTGATCTAATCATAACGTGATACGATCATAGTCGTTCAATTCCTTCATGCAGAATCTCAATGAATCCTTTAGGACATCTGTATTAAGCGCTACTTCAAATGCGGTATCGGACGTTAATTCAAATTTACCCAGATACGGTTCAATCGACATGTAGGATGGTACCACTTTGAGCTTTTCGATTTCATCATCTGAATCGTCTGAAACAACCGTGTTCCGTTCCCATGCATGTTGTAATACCGACAGGTAGAGTGGTGACGCCGATCGATGCTTCCAGACGCCAGCCGAAAACCACGTGACATGAAGCACAAACCCCAGACTCTCCAAATACACAAACTCCAGCACATGTACTCGCACCAAAGTCCCGTGGACGAGCAAGTGTCCGACTTTGTGAAACCAGGAGTGGGCTTCTGTCGAGGCGTGAGCTTCGGTGGAGGCGTGAGCTTCTGTCGAGGCCAGTGTTTTTGCGTCTGGAACTCTGGCCGTTTCGACTGGGACTGCGGGTGGCGGTGCGGTTGTATGTTGTTTGATGAGATCTTGGAATACTTTGAGGTTCATTCCGGGCACAGCAGTGTTGGTGTTGGCCACTAATACATCTTCTAATTTAAACAAGCCGGCATCGTGTAGTTTTTTAGCTTTTATTGGGCCGATTCCCGGCAGGATTGTCACTGGGTCTGTCGTTTTCCACTGTAGCGCTGCCATTTATTTTTTCATTTTCTTCTGGTTCTTCATCGTCAGACAAGTCTGATTCCGAATCCGAGTCTTGTAAAACGGGTTCAGTCGGTAATTTAGGTTTGGATTTTTGGAGTTTCTTGCGGGCCAGCAGGCTGCATTCCGGGCACATTTTGTTCTTGTTTCGGTTGAGTATTTTTACGACCAGGAACAGCAGTCCGAGAATGAGTAGGATCATGGACAGGATCTGAAAGAAGTTCATTTATTTTACTGTGAACGACACACGAGTATACCGTTTTTCCACACACAGTGCTTGGGCAAACATTTATCTGGTCCATCCACAGATGCACTGCCCCATTTGTTAGAATCGGCTCGAGACGCATAGAATGTCTGCATGGACCCAGCTGGTTCAGAGAGAAAACTGGGTATGGGTTGATCCAACAAATTGGGCCGCTGAAAATACATGTAGAAAGCCACGATCGAAAGCACGCAGAAAAACAAGAGCAAGATAAACATTTTTATTTTATTCACGTCCTTCGTGAAAGCATGACAAGAATAATAATCACAAAAATGATGAATATCGTGATTAACGCAATCCATACGTATTTCATGTGTTCGGCCCACCAGGAGCCATTCAACGCTTTCTTCTTGCGTTGCTCTTCGATATCATTGTTTAATTCAGACATGAACTTGGCTTCTTCTTCGTCATGCTTCTTCTTCTCTTCTTCCTCCGTCAATTTCGTTTTTGCATCCTCTTCAATTTTATGCTCTTCAATTTTCTTATCTTCAATTTTCTTCTCTTCCGGGTTTGCATCGCTTTCAGGTTCTGCCTTGCTTTCCGCCTTGAGCTCTTCGTCCGTCACTTCCCAAACCTTTGCTCGGTCCATTTATATCAAATAGTGATGATTCACAGTGCGCTACATTTTGTCCAGTAGATCATCGAGTGATTGTTGTTCGTGATCAATCTTTCGACGTTTCACGATTTCCGGTTCGAATGTTTTCACCGCATTATCTATCACCAAGCCAGACGCACATGTCTTTTTGTCCAGTAGCTTCCAAACGATATCATCCGTAGAACCTTCGCATAATAAATAGCGTACGGTGACCGGCATTTTCTGACCAATACGATGACAACGATCTTCCGCTTGATAGTGTATGACTGGAGACATGCCCAGTTCGGCCACAATTGACAAACTGGCTGCAGTCAAGGTGATGCCAGAGTTCATGGAGCCCAATCCCAGAACAGCCACTCGCAGTGTCGAACCAGGTCGTTGGAATTCCTGAATGATTTCTTCACGTTTCGACTGGGGTGTTCGTCCATCCATCACCGCATTCTCAATACCACACCCATCCAGCGTTTCATGTAAGGCATCAATCATGCCGTGATAGTATCCCCAACACAACACCTTCAGATGCGGATTGTTGGTCAATTCTTCCAGTAGAATTTCAGAGATATACTTTTTGACTTGAGGTATTTTTCGCAGTGCGGTTTCGCGCACACATTCCATAAACTTGGCATCCGTTGAAAACTGCATGGGCTTATCTTGCTTCCACTCGTCAATCACCACCATTTCACGAGTTTTCTCGGGCAAATCTTGGAGTACTTCCTCTTTTGTGCGGCGTATCATTACGTGTTCTCGTAGAATCGCATGGAGCTCCATTTCATTCTCTGATCCCTTGAATGTCAATGTACGCTGTCCTTTGGTGTATTTCACTTCGGGGCGACAATAACGAGAAGCATAGTAGAACTCGCGTGGTGCGGCTCGAAGATTTGTTTCCATACCACTCATATACATGTTGAATTGGTAATGGAAAAACTTTGGAAACAACTGGGGTCGTACACACTTGATTTGAGCATATAGTTCAGAAGCACGATCCATTGGAGTTCCGGTTAGCAATACAACGTGTTTGGCCCGTTGACTCCAGTTGAACGCTTGTTTAGTGCGCTTGGACGACATGTTTTTCACATAGTGACTTTCATCCAGCAACAGGAAACTGGGTGTAAACGCCTTGTCTATGGCTTCACTGATCGAAAGATTGTAAGACATGATATTGATTCTCCGCATATCAAACTTTTGCTTTCCATTATGTATCACCACTGGCTCTTCTCCTAAGTATCGAACGATATGTGATTTCCAGTTTCCCTTCACCGCGGCTGGACACAGAATAAGTGCTGGGCGTGAATCCAGGTAGAATTCTAGTAGAGCCACTCCTTGTATCGTCTTCCCCAGTCCCATTCCATCCGCAATAATTCCGCGACCTTTGCGACTGATAATAAACTCTACTCCTTCTTTTTGAAACGGCATTAACGGCAGTGTCGTGGTAAGTGCAATTTTCGGCCAAGCTCGGGGTTTCAGCACATAGAGTACATATTCGGGAATGGTCTCAATCATTCGTTTAGGATTGTCAGCAGTGAGTTGTTCCAAGAGAATTCGATAAGAATCGATTGGGACTCTCAACACTGGTTCGGGGTACAGTTTCAGTGTGACGTATTCGGAACCCGGTATGCGGACACGGTCCAATAATTTCTTCCAGGGTGACGTATTGGCAGAATACTCTAGTTCTTTTTTCTGGTTTAACGACGCGGCCAGCACATATAAATGCACATGCTGCACATGCAAAGCGCGAATGGAGAGCATCTGTTTTTTGAAACGCCCACATGTAATATTGTGATGTAAAAAATACTGGGGTTTATGATTACCGAAGGAACATTTTATGTGTTTGATCGTCGCATGTGGGATGCCGGTCGTATTCGAATTAACATCATGTCTGCTCCCAAGAGTGAAGCAGAATACGACCTATTTCTGCTGGAAATGTCCAAGTTATACGAGGATCGAAAACCTTTCACGATGTTGATTGACACGCGCAGTCTAAAAACGAATCTACCAGTCAGTTTTATTCAGAAAATGGCCAATTGGATCAAGACACACAAAGAGCAGAGTGTACTATACTTGAAGAAAACCTCGATTGTGGTGAATGGTGTGTTTATAGAATACTTCGTAAAGGCCGTGTTTTTGATCATGCCTCCTAGCACTCCGTGTATGACGACATGCGATATCGAAGAAGGCTGCAAGAATTTGTCCTGGTTGGGTTAGACATTAAAATCACTGTCATTTTGGTTTCGAAATATGACTTCATTCTCAGGTGTCGGTGTATCGAAGTTCATTTGTTTTAAAACACGATATTCCTTGCCAACCTTTTGTGTTCGTGATACCAATCCTACTTTCTCGAGAAAGCTTCCAACTTTGGTCTTTGGTTCTTGATAGACAGGTGATTGTTTCGCTCCGTGTTCATCAGTGTGCCCGAATCGTTCTTTCATCTGAGCCATCAATTCTATTCTATCTTGATCCGTGATTTCATTCCCTCTTTTTCTAGTGAAAGATCCTTTTGACTTACTCAGTGATACGGTTTTGCTTCGTACACGGTCAATTTTTTTGCCTACCTTGTGCACACGTTTGGCAATGTTATGTTTTAGACGTTGGAAACCAGTGGCTTCTAACGGAGTACCCATGCTGGATTTTCTTTCCTTCAAAAGCTTATTGGGAGAGACATTACGATGTTTATAATATTGAGGTTTAAGTTTGTATTTTTTCAATAAATCGTTTACTTCTTCTGTTGTAAAAAATATTTTTGCTTTATTCCCCAGAATGGCGAGTTGACTTTTTGATTCAATTGTAACCGTAGGCACACCGTCGTTTGTGAATTTTGCATTTTGTGTTGGATCTACACTGTTGTCATGATAGTTACTATAATCGACTAATAATAACCATACTTGTGTTGGATGATCGGAAACCATTGCAGAAAACCTGTACTCGGGTTTTGTAGTTCCGTTCTTTGTTACGCTAATAATGCCTATATTATGTTTACTGTTCTTATTTTCAATCTGTATTTGACTGCGAAGTTGATAAAGTTTGTTTAATATTTGAAACTCATCCCGATCGGGCATCATTAAAATTCCGAAAAATTCTTTTTTTTGTATTTGCAGATCTAGGCTATCAGCTATTTCGTTGATAGGTATATTCGTTTCAGCCATAAGACATAATTTTATAATTAGCATCATTGTTTCATTATTATCGGCGCGAAATAAATTCCTATTAAATTCACGCGATTTTGTCAGAATCATGGCGTTAAGTGCTGATTTGAATAAGCCAACAAGAAATTGTGGTGAAATTACTTGTTGATCCATTTCTTAGTTATATCCTCCAGTAG